TCAACATCTTCTTGATTCTTCCAAGAAACAGTATGTATATTAACTTTGCTACCGAAATAGCGTTCTGTTTTGTGTGTAAATTTACTCATGACCATCTCAATATGAAAAAGGTTCTATCTGCTTCGTCACGGAACCAATACTTACGATTACTGCCTACCCACCGTGCATTTTCTTTGAGCCAATTACTATCGCCCATTGTGTCTCTTATCCAGTGGTCTATATCACTCCACTCTCCAGCATTATAGTTGCGTGGTTGTACCCAGTAGGGCCATTTAGGTTGATTGTCAGCATAACCAGTTTCAAGTCGTTTCACGTTGATTTCATCTATCCATTTGTTTGCTAAATCAGATACCCATCTATTGTTAGCCATAGCACGTTTCTTTATCATTGCCAAACCAATCCAAACCAAGTTGCATGTTCAGGGTTATCAAAATCTACTGTAATAACATTATTACCTATAGCACCACGTGGTGCTACCTCTCGTCCCATTTTCATATGCCAGCCTTTGCCATGCCAAAAGATTATTGGTTGACTGTGTAATAAGTCCCCGATATTTTCTTGTAACCAAGCCAATACTCTAGCATAACTAGTATTTTGAATTGTAACAGTAACGGTCATTCAGCCCAATCTTTATCAAATAACTTTAAATGTTTTTTGTTAGTAAACTCTACATCACAAAATGAATCACCCATCTTACCTTGTACCAACCTCATCTTCCAGTTAGTACCTTCCCAATAAATTACTGGTTTGCTAAGTGTCATTTTTCCAATGTGGCGCTGTAACCAAGCTAGTATTAGCACGTAATCTGCACCGTACAATCTGCTGATATATGTTGCTTTTTCGTTTACCATCTTAAGCTACAAAAAATATAATCTCTCTCATATCTAAATTTAATTTTTACTTGATACTCGTCCCATGTACATAGGGTATGTCTTTCATAATTTTCAATCTTATTACATACCCAATCTATCACTTCAATGCGATGTTCCTTCCAGTGGGTTTCATCTAGTTTAACAACATATTCATGCCAACCCGGTCTAATATCTTCCCATCTTCTCATAACCATCTCAAATTAAAATGTATTGCATCACGCTCATCTTTAAATATAAAATCCATGTAATCTTCTGTCATATGTGTATAAAACTTTTCACCCGGTAAACCAAACTGATCTATTGCCCAAATACAAGTTTCGTCCCAATCACTAACTGTATCACCCTTCATCCAAGGTATGCGAACCCTAGTACCCTGCTGTTCTGAGGGTGTCTTTAATTTGTTTCGCAAGTACTGCATCTCTTTTAAACCTTATCGCCCACTGTTCTGGATTTATATAATCAATGATCATTTTAACATGACCTTCATTTAATCCATCTAAGAATTGGGTACCACTGTCACTTTGATACAACAACCATGGACTAATCTTACCCACAGTTATCGCATAACAAATTTTATTCACATTTCCATATCTTAAAATATCCCGAGGTTGTATTTTAGCATCTTCTGCTAACTCAATGCAATACTCAATACTACGATGTATAGCATCAAATGCATCCTCATGTCGCAAAAACTCAACTAGATATTTAGTATATGTGCTATCACTACACCAATTATCAATCTTAACTTGATTCTTTAACAACCAATCAACAAATCTTGGAATATTAATAGCATTGATATTAACACAATAATTACCAAACTTAACAAACGCAATGTAGTATGGGTTCTTAATGAAATCTTCTTGTTTAAGATTCTTTCGTTTTGATGTATTCTTCTTATAAAACTCTAACCAACATTGAAATCCAATTCTATTTCCATGATTGTCTTTATCTAACCATCTGCGTTTCTGTTCACATACATGACTAAGCGTGGTTGATTCACGCAAAAACTCTCTCTTGCAAAAATCACAGCCATACTTTGCTGCCTTCTTAATTGCCGAGGTCTCTTTCATATTGCTTAAGTTGTTCTTCAGTAATAGTGTCATTTAATGTCTCAATGTCTGTTAGTTTCATATTAGGAAACAATTCTGCTAATTTAAGTTTGCGCTTCTGATTGGATACGAATTCTTCGCTTACGACTTCAATATCAAAACTATCCGCTCTAGGATATATCTTCTTGTAGTACTCTTTGATATCTTTTAGTTTTGCCGGTGCTTGTAGCTTGCTTACCTTAGGACTGATGTTGGGTATCCACTGATGAAATTGTTTACCAACTCCCGGGCTACTAGCACACATCATCAGCCATTGTAGTTTCGGGTGCTTCTGTATATTCTCATTAAATAGATATTTGTTTGCATACTCAGCAGTACTCATTACATAATAACGACTTAGTCCTTCATTGCCTTTAATAGCACTTAGCCACTGTATCATTGTGAATGGGACAAACTTCTTTTGTTGTTCGGGGGATAATCTATCGTAGAAATCGTAATCTTTTTTATCCAATGCGGCGAGGACCTCAAACAAATCTAAATCTTGTTTCTCAAACTTCTCATCAGTCGGGACTGCTGCTTTTCTTGTTGCCATTAGAATGCCTGACTATAATCTACTATCTCACAATTACGACTAATCTCTTTTACAAAATATACACATTCGGGTTTAGGTCCATCATTCAATGGCACACACAGAAATTGTCCGTTTTTCAATCGGGGAGCATACCATGTTACATCGTGATAGATATCTACTATCTCAATGGGCAAGAACGTAGGACTAAAACTAGTTAATGGATTAAACTCAAACGCATTAAATCCTCTGTCATTAATACTTGTTAATGGCAAGGTTTCTAAATCACCATGTTCTTTTTCGCCAATCAATATCTGCCAATCTACTGGCATCTTAATTGTATGCTTACCAATTCTCAGTACAAGCGCAGGTGCATTAAAACTTTCTAAAAAGATTAATGGTATATAATGATAATCTACATTAGTTGGGTTACTGTTATCCAGTATCGCAAATCGTAAATCATCTATCTCCTCTGGCAATGTCTCTAAGTTATAGTATTCGTTATCTAGGGTCAAAATTCTCATAGTGTTATTGTATCATTTATATGTAAGTTTTTCAACATCAAATGGATAGGCTGCCTCTTTATAAAATGCTTTTCTTTGTGTAAGATGCCGTTTTGCAAACTTACAATTACTAGTAATGTCCCAGATTTGTACGAAATCTTTGTCGGATGCTTTACGAATACCACGCCCAATACTTTGTATTACCCGAACAAAACTCTTACCCGGTTCAATAAGAACAAGATTAAAGATTCGGGGAATGTTAATACCAACTGCTGCTACACCATATGTAGCGATAATGATTTTGTTAGTTGCTGTAGCAACCTCATCATATTGTTCTTTGCGTTCATCCATACCAGTATTACCTGATACGAATACAACATCATATTCTGTTTTGAAGTCACGCAATCGCTCAGCCAATCTGTTGTGTAGTTCTTTACCTGCTGCTACTCTGTCAACTAATATCAATGTGTTGCCACTATTTTTAATCACATCGACTAATTGAGTAATTTTATTTAATCGCTTATCGTCTTCCAATAAATGTTTTAGTTCACTTTGGTAGTTACTAAACTCTACTCCATCTTGTAGTTGAACAATGTTAACATGACATTGTGCTAGTACACCTCTATCTTGCAATTCGCTAGCTGATAGTTTATTAATAACATTACCAAGACTAATAAAGATAGCTTGACTTGCAAATTTTTCTTTAGGAATAGTACCAGTTAAGCCCCAACGAATTGGGATGTTACTCATTACGCCAGTTAATAGTTCTTTTAGCGCATCGGCTTTTGCCATGTGAACCTCGTCTACCATGATACAAACTACACCTTCAAGGAAGTCACCAATCTCAACTTCTGCTTCCCCTGCTTTTGTTTTTTTAAGCATATTATTAAGGCTTTGCCAAGTACATATTGTATGTGTCTTTCCATATTCTTTTCTATCGCCAAAGTATACACCAACATCTAATCCTAGATTGATGTAATCTGCTTCGGTTTGTGTTACTAAAGATTTATTAGGAACGATAACAATACTGCGCCCGTATTGTTCAATACTGTAACTCAATGCTGCTGTGATTAATGTCTTGCCTGCACCCGTAGCAATCTCTTGTAATGATTGCGGATTCGTTAGAAACTCATTAATGATTGTTATTTGGTAGTCACGCAATACGACTGGTTGACCTGCGATAGGATGACCTTCGGGCCAATTCTTATGTTTGAATGTCTCCTCGGACACTTCAGCAAAATTGAATGTTGTGTTATATGTGCGAAGGTCCTCTAGTTCAATATCATAGTCCCGGCTATCTATAAAGGGTAGTATTTCGGGAAGTAGATTGACATAGCATGAGCCGCTTAAGCTAAAGAAACTTACCTTACCATTCCATCTACCAAGACGTACCGCGGGAAGATATCTTGCACCGGGCACTTCGTACTCAAACATCTTAACCAAGGCTTTTCGTTCGGCTAGTTCTAAGCCTTCAATCTTCACGTTTACTTCATCCTTGACGATTATTTTACATTGTTTCATAATTAGTACTTAGTATAACATAAACTAATTAGTAAATACAAACTTAAAGGTAAAAAAAGGGGAACATAAGTTCCCCTATAAACTTTCATAAAGAAAGAAAGTGACTAATTACGCATTCTTCATGCAAGTAGTACGTGCAAGATTTTTCCAGTTTGTTGGGCTAATCTTAACTAGATCGGCAATCTTTAAGCACATACGCAAACTCAGTTCACGCAACTTGCCGTGATTTTCCCACATGAAATCTAGAATTTCAGTAGCTTGATTTTCTTCAAAATCATAATCTTTAAACAGACCGCCTTCAGCATCACGATGAACCTGCTTGATACGCAAAATTTTATCACGTTCACTATTGATAGTGAGGTCCAGAAAGTGACAACGACTTTGCAATGCCTCTAAGTGATCCTGCAATTTTTTGCTTTTCACGTTTTCAAACTTCAAGTTAGTAATGAAAATCGCACTGCCGTTGAAGTTGAATTGATTCGGGATACCTTCATCACGCAATAAACGACTGTCACTATTCCAGCAAATCTTGCGGGTCTTACCTGAATCCAATGCTGCTTTCAGAATGTTCAATGCCAATTCATCGGCAAACACGCTATCACAGTCATCAAAAATTAGTACATTCTTTTTGTCAGAATATTTGTACAGTTGAGCATACAAACCTAGCGCGGTCATTGCACCTTTAACAACATTGAAACGAATTTTCTTATCAGCAAGCCTGTCAAACATGCTTGCCTTTTCCATTTGCTTTTCAACGCCGTGACTCTTACCAACTCCCGGAGGACCTGACACAATCATAGCACGAATGTCGCCGCTGATACAAGCACTTGCCATTTCATCAAGAATGCCGAAACGTAGTGCAATGCGGTCCATTGCTTCTACTTCAGTTTCTGTGGGCACT